ATCTAAACCAAAGGAGAAGAGACTATGGCTGCTTATGGCGAGGACGGAAACGTCTTCCTTACCGACGATATCATCCTCCATGAGATGATGGAGGAGCTTCTTAGCTCCGCTGTCGCCGTCAAGAGGGTGGACCGCAGGCTCGAAAAGAGCTTCAACAAAGTGGGCGACACCATTTCGGTCGAGCGCCCGTTCATGACCAAGACTGCCGAGGGCCGCACTCTGGTCAAACAGCCGATGACTGATCAGAAGGTTGCCTTCACGATCAACCGTCAGCGCAACTTCGGCCTTCAGTTCAACCAGCGTGACCGTACACTGCACATTCGCACGTTCAAAGAGCGCTACCTGAACTCCGGCATCCGCCAGCTCGGCAACGACATCGAGCAGAGTGTCCTGGAGTGCGCAGTTCAGAGCGCCTACAACAGCTACGGTGCTGCCGGCACCGCCTTGTCATCCGACGGGGTGCATGACATCTCCGGTCGCATGACCGAGGTCGCCATTCCCGAGGATGGTATGAGGTCTGGTATCATCAACACTCGTGACGGCAAAGTCATCGACAAAGAGATGGCCGGCAAGTACAACGAGGCAATGGTCAAGGGTGCTATCCAGAATGGTTACATGGGTCCGATTGCGGACATGCAGCTCTATCGCTCCGCCATGGTGCCGGTGCACACTGTTGGTGACTACAGCGGTACGCCGCTGGTCAAGGGCAACCAGAAGGGTAGCTCGCTGCTCATCGACGGGTGTACCGGAAGCGTCACTAACTTCCTCAAGAAGGGCGACACCTTCACGATTGCTGGAGTCTACGAGGTGCATCCGCAGACCAAGAAGAGCACTGGCGAGCTGCAGCGCTTTGTGGTGAAGGCGAACGTCGAGACGACTGCTGGCGGAGAGGCTACCCTCTCGATCAGTCCGGCCATCAACGACGGCACGCTGACCACTACCAACGCCGTTGGCGAGACAGTGAGCCTTGGTGCTTACCAGAACGTGACCTCGGCGGCGCTCGACAATGCCGCAATCACGGTGATTGGTCTGGCAAACACCTCGTACCGCAGCAACGTGTTCTTCCACAAGAACGCGATCACGCTGTGCATGGTGCAGAAGGAGCTGCCGGAGTCCGCAGTGGTCAAGGCTCGCGTCACTGACGACGAGACCGGCCTTTCGCTGGTGATGACGGCCGCTTACGACATCAACGAGGACGAACAGATCTATCGCGTTGATGCCATCTGGGGTGTTGATTCGCTCCAGCCTGAGCTGGCTTTCAGGAACTACAGCTCTGCGGTTGCTGGCTAACCGATGGGGTGGTGGCTTTGTGTGTGGGCTGCCACCCCTTTTTTTGCTTTCGTAGCTCAATTGGTAGAGCACCTCACTTGTAATGAGGATGTTCGGGGTTCGAGTCCCTGCGGAAGCTCCACTCTCAATCCAAAACAATCCCTCCATGAAACTCTGGCTCTACCATAAGAACGACGGGGCGCAAGTATTCGATCTCGACGTATCCGACCAGGCGCAGCTCCACACCGACGGATGGCGTGACACTCCGGCGCACCCGGACTTCACTGCCACGCCTGAGCCGAAAGCGCCGCTACAGGCGATTGCTGATGGCATAACCACTAAAAAGCCCACACTCAGGAGGAAGAAGGCATGACACTGAAGCGTATGATCGAGATGGCGCTGCAAACGATTGGGGTGCTCGGTGAGGACCGTGAGGCATCAGCAGGGCAGATCAGTGAAGCACTGGACTTTTTTAACGCCATGCTCGGAAGCTGGAGTATTGATGGCCTGCTTGTCCCCTACGTCAGCAGAACATCGTTTACCCTTCCGACAAAGCAGGTGGTTACGGTTGGCCCCAGCAAGGATCTCTCAATGTCTGCTGTTCCAGCAAGCGTCTCCGGCATCACAATCTACTATAACGGCGACACCTTTCATCCGGCCCTTACATCAATTCAGGATGTTGAGGTTTCGCAGGCAGCATCAGGCATTGTCCCGGATCGGTACGCGTTGGCTTATGACCCGGGTGCTGTGCTGGTGATGTTTCCGTGCATCCCTCCGTCAGCTTGCACCATCACGGTGGATGCGCTGCTCCCCTTTGCTAATCTCAGATCCCTTACGGCAGATATAGAGCTCCCGTCAGAGTACGACCGGTTATGCTATCTGGCGCTCAGTATCGAGTTGTGCCCAAAGTACGGTAAATCCGTCAGGAGTGATGTGGCGGCCCTTGCCGCTGATGCCTACAAAAGCATAAGGTACAAGCGAGCAACCGAGAGGGTTGTCCCTGAGCTTCAGATGCCCGCCGGGTACCCTGTCGCTCACAGGCCTTTATACAACATCGTTCTTGACGCGACATCATGAAGCCGACACAGATAAATTTTGCGTTAGCGTCTCAGGATGGACGGTTCAGGGCGGTCAACGGATCGCGCCTGGTGAACCTGTATCCAGAGATTCTGCCGCCGGACAGCAAGGTAAAGGTCGCCCTTTTTGGAACACCAGGCCAAGCGCTGTTTTGCTCACTGCCAACCGGTCCTGTTCAAGGCTTGTGCGTGATGGACGGCGAGCTCTACGCTGTGACAAAAAGCAAGTTCTACCATGTCAAGTGGAACGGTGAGTATGAAGAGCTTGGCAACTGCCTGTGTTCAAGCAGGGTAAGCATCGCCACCAACGGCATCCAGATGATATGGGTCAACGGCATTCGCGGTTACGCATACAGCATCACTGATGGCGTCTACGAGATGAAAGGTGATGGCTGGTATCCATCCAACACCGTTACGCACCAGGACGGCTTCTTCATCTTCAATCGGCAGAGTACTGGGCAGTTCTTCATATCGAAACTGCTTTCGACTGAGCTGGACGCTCTCGACTATGCTACAGCTGAGGCTTCGCCAGATGATACCTTGGCAATCATTTCCGACCAGCGGGCACTGTGGTTGATGGGAGCGGAGAGTATCGAGGTCTGGTACAACTCCGGAGGAGACTTCCCGTTCCAGCGAATGAGTGGAGCGTATATCGAGAAGGGTATTGGGGCGGCGCACTCTGCCGCAAAACTCGACAACGGAATCTTCTTCCTTGGCGCTGATGCCGGGGTGTATCGCACCAACGGCTATTCGATCCAGCGTAAGAGCACGCACGATATTGAAAGTGCGCTTCGCAATGTCAACCTGTCCGACGCCTACGCATGGTCTTATGTGGATGGTGGGCACTCGTTCTATACGCTGACTGTCCCGGCGCTCAATCGCACATTCTGCTATGATGTATCCTCCGACCTATGGCACGACCGTGCAAGAAGCGTGCATGGCCGGCACAATGCGCATTGCTACGCGAAATGCTACGACCGCCATTTCGTTGGTGACTTCCAGAGCGGCGATATCTACCTGCTCGACGAATGCGCCTACACCGACAACGGCGACAACATCGTTCGGGAGGCAGTCGCTCCTGTGCTGCATAACGGAAGGGACCGTATAAGCCTGTTCGGCGTGGAAGTAGACCTGTTCACACCAGAAGACCAGCCAAGGGCCGAGTATGGTGCACCGATGTTCGAGTTCGAGGATGGGTCCGGCGGAATACTCATGGAGGATGGCAGCGTCCTGCAACTGGAGTGCGATGCCCCAAGAGATGAGGTGTTTTTTCGACCAACCGCCAGTCTCTCGTATTCGGACGACAATGGCGAGACGTGGACAGGAGGAATTGACACTGCGTTTGGTCGGTCAGGCAGCTCCATGTCGAGTGCAAAGTGGGGGCCGCTCGGGCAGTTCCGGCAGCGGCACCTGAAGCTCACCATCACTGACCCGGTTCCCGTGCGGATCGCCGGAGTATACGCGGAGATCGAAGCTGATGAGTGAGATTATCCAGGTAGTTCCGCCGCTGACGCAGGCTGTCATCGATACCAAGACCGGTTTGCCGACAAAGGCCATGGCGGACTTCATGCACCAGTTGTCCATGCTGGCTACTGTTCCCGACCCAGCTACAGCTCAGAAGATCAATGACATACTCGACCGGTTTGACGGCACGGACGAGTCGATCAGCGGATTGGTTTCTGATCTGCTTGCGCTTGCCGAAGATCTGAAGGCGAGCGTGCTGGAATGGAACGAAACCAGACAGAACGACACAGAGAGTTTTGCTCGATCAGTCAAACTATTAACAGCAGCTCTCAATGAGAACCAGGCGGCCATAATTCGATCGCAAGAAGCGAAAGTAATGGCCGACGAAGCACTTGCCAGCTACATATCCACACTCTCATCGACGGTTGGCGACAATGCAGCCGCAATAACCGATGAAGCCACGGCAAGAGCGACGGCCGACGAAGCGCTTGCCAGCGATATATCCACACTCTCATCGACGGTTGGCGACAATGCAGCCGCAATAACCGATGAAGCCACGGCAAGAGCGACGGCCGACGAAGCGCTTGCCAGCGATATATCCACACTCTCATCGACGGTTGGCGAACACACCACAACACTTACCGAGTTTGCCGAAACGATTGATGGCATTACCGGTACATGGGGGGTTCAGGTTGATGTAAACGGGTACGTGTCAGGAATTAAACTTATAGGCGAAAACGATACCAGTGAGTTTAATGTTTTGGCTGACAAGTTTTCTGTTATTTCTCCTGATGGAACAGAAGGAAAACTCATCATTCAGAATAACACACTCACGCTTTACGATCAAAATAATGTAGTTAGGGTCAAAATTGGAAATCTTTCATGAGTTATGGTGTAGAAATTTTTAATGAATTGGGAGTGAAGGTTCTTACATCAGACGGTAGATACGGTCGCTTGGTGTATACGGCTGCTGTTGCAAACTCCGGGGGCATAACGCTTCCCGCTTTGGAAGGAAAACTTAGTTATCAGTGGGTTCAAGATAATGGTGCGATTGGGATTGAATATACAGTAAGATATGAAAGTTCCGGCATCAGAGAGTCTACGATATCACGATCAGGTAATACTATTACTTGGTACAGGAATAGCAATGTCACCGGAATTCTATTTGTCTACATTTACTCATGAGTTACGGAATAAAAATACATAATGAGAATGGTGATGTTCAGGTTGATGGGGAATATTCAAATTATATGTTGACGGGTACAGGGACGGTTACACCTTTTTATAGTGATGCGTACCACGACGCAATGTTCTCATTTCCTGATTATGGGGATATCCCAATTATTGGTATAAAGCCTACCAGTAAGGGTGCAGCAATTGCTACAACAAACTCAACTACCAGTGCCTTTTGTATTTCAAGTTCGAGCAACTACAACCTTGACTGCGCAAGGAATTTTTATACAACTCCTATCACGTATGCAATTTTTAATAAAGCAAAACCAATCCCTTTGTCCGGAAAGTATGGGATCGCTATTTATAATTCAAGCGGGGATATTGTATTTGATAGTGAGCGCAAATGGATGCGGATAATAAGTTCCAATACAGTACGATTGTATAGAGCACCAGTTTACGGCCCAACATCTGCCGTTTTAAATGTTGTGAATGCTGATGCAAACTATTTTGCAATATCCCCAAACCTTGTAGGAATACTGTTTGAAAGACCTTCTTACGGGTTGTCGGCAATTACGCCATATAGGGTAATGATCTCTAAAAAAAACTCAACGCAAATCGGCGTTTATTTTGGAGGCACATTTAGATCCCGATGTGATGGTGAGGGGCAAAATTATTACGTGGGTCATAAATACGGTGACATAACTGTTATTGAATTGAATTATACCTGATATTCATGAGCGAAGATTTAACTCAATTCAGCCAGATATCATCATCCATGCAGCGCGAGAAGATTCTAGCATTCGAGGCTGAGGCCCGCAAGCTCCCACAGATCGAGATACCGGTTCGGCACTACTTCTCGAAGGGACTGTATGCCAGGGAAATAACCATTCCTGCCGGCGCAATCGTGACCGGGAAGATCCACTTGTTCGAGCACCTGAACATCATATCCTCGGGCATCGTCCGGATCGTCACAGAGGATTTCAACGAGGTTGTCGAAGCACCAAGAACACTGGTCGCCATGCCTGGCGTGAAGAAGGTTCTTTATGCCATAACAACAACTGTTTTTACTACAGTTCACGCGACAGATATTACGGATATCGATGAAATCGATCGGGTATTCGTTACCGAAGATTACGACGATCTTAAACTTGAAGGGCAAAAACCATGTCATTTGTTGCAGTAGCTATCGGGTCCGCAGTGGTTGGTGCCGGAGCATCGATTTACGGGGCCAGTCAGTCGTCGAAAGCCGCGTCCGCCGCAGCCGCGGCGCAGGTGCAGGCTAATAAGGACAATATTGAGTTCCAGAAGTGGCTGTATACTGACACCAAGGCGCAGTATGAGCCATGGTACAATGCCGGCACACAGGCGCTCACGCAGATGCAGAAGGGTATCGCTGACGGGTCCTTCGATATCGGGACATTCATGGCGTCTGACGTCTACGATCCGGGGATGTTTAAGTTTGATTCCAGTAAAGTCCAGATCGACCCCGGATACTCGTTTCGGTTAAACGAAGGCATCAACGCTCTTGACCGAAGTGCATCATCAAGAGGGATGGTGCAGTCTGGGGCGCAGCAGAAAGCGATCAGTCAGTACGGACAGGACCTTTCCAGCCAGGAGTACGGAGCAGCCTACGACCGAGCATACCAAAACCAATTGACCGAATACAATTCTGGCGTTGATCGGTATAGCCGAGAGTACAACGCTAAGCGTGACACCTATAATTCGAGTGTCGCCGACAAGCAGAACAGTTACAACATGCTGAACAACATGTCCTCAGGTGGCCAGANCGCAGTATCTGGAACGCAGAGCGCCGCAAACAACCTCAGTTCGCAGGTCGGAGCCTCGACGATCAATACTGGCAACGCGATTGCGAACGGAGCCTTGAACAGCGCAGCCGCATGGAACACCGGAATTACTGGCGCTGCTACTGCGGTCAATCAGGGCGCACAGAACTACCTTCTCGCAAACTACCTGAAAAAGTAATCATGGCAGCCAATCAGTTCGGAGTTGATCTTGGGGCCGCGTTCGCGCAGGCCGAGCAGATAAAGAAAGCGCAGGCGGACCGGCAGTTGTCGGAGCGCAAGAACGCGCTTGCTCAAAAGAGGGCCGACTACGCGGCAAATCCGCAGGACGAGTCACTTCGATCACAGCTGCTTATTGAGGATCCCGAGGGCATGAGAGCTACCGCCGAGGCGATCGGGAAGATGGACGAAAACGACCGTAAAAGGACTGAGCTGGCGTCACTCAATCTTGCTCGATACGCGAAGGCTGCTATGGATAGTCAGGACCCAGCAGCGACGTGGGCGCAGACCAGGGAGTCGGCGCCGGCTGAGATACAGGCAAAGATGGGCGAGTACAGCCCGATCAAGGCCAAGCAGATGTTCTACAACAGCATGACAATCAGTGAGCTTACCAAGAACCCAGACGTGGTGAAGGCTGGCGGATACGATCAGGTGTACCAGCATGGCGAGGCTATCGGAAAGAAGACTCCGAGCGAGAGCATGCTAAAGATGAAGAACGACAACGAGCAGAGAGAGTTGGACCGGCAGAACACAAGAGGTAACGCGCTTATCAGGTCAAACGGTGGCGGCGGAAGCGGGAAGGTAAGTGCGGCGATGCTTGGAGAGCTTCGCCGGCTATCGGAAAATGTTGTTGGCGGCATACAGGTGACTGACCAGGATACAGGGAAAAGCACGGTCAGTAAGGGAAGGGCAGATCAGGCAAGTTGGGTGGCAGCGCGAGCTGAGAGGTATGTTGGTCAGGGAGTGCCGTTATTCCAGGCGGTAAACAGGGCAAAGAAGGATATGATGAATGCTCTTGAGCGAGAAGGAAAGACAGGGGCAGCGGAGCGCCCGAGCGCGAAAGGCATTTTCTAACCACAAACACATCCATATCGAAATGGCTCAGACCACTTCCGACCGGCTCTACGATTTCCTTGTCAAGAACGTTGATGATGTGCCGGATCGGCAGTCGTTCAATGCGTCCATGCAGGACAAGGGAAAGCGCGAGCAGCTTCACTCGTTCATGCAGCAGCATTTCGACGACATCCCTGACTTCGAGAAATTCGATACCTCCCTCGGGTCAAGGAATCGGACCATTCCAGAGAAGGTAGTTGACACGGCCAGCTCCGTTGGTGACTGGGGTCAGGGTGCCGCCGGAGGCGCAGTCAGTTCCGTCAAGAACCTTCCCAACACAGTCCGCAAGGGCTACGCCCAGGGCAAGTTCGCCACAGCCATCAACGAGGCAAATCCGAATCCCGACCAGGTATCGCAGGCTTACGCTGAGACGCAGCGCCTCAATACCGAACTCCCGAAAACGGACTCAGCCAAGATGCTTGAATCCGGAATGTCATCGTGGGACGTGTTCTCCAGAAACCCCGTTGGGTTCATTGTTGATGTTGGCGCTGAGTCCATAGCCGGCATGGCACCGGAAGCCATCAAGAGTGCGCCCGGAATTGTCGCAGGCAGTATGGCTACCGGGGCCGCAGCGGGAGCAGTCGGACTTGGTGCTCCAACAGGAGGTCTCGGAACCGCACCCGGTGCCGCGGGTGGTGCAGTTATTGGTGCTGAAGCATCCGTTCCTCTTATCGCCTACAATGCCTCGGCTGTGCAGAAGCAGGCAGAACTTTTCGTTCAGGAGCTGGCGTCACGCGGCGTCAACATGAATGATCCTAACGCCATCAAGACGGCGTTCTCGAATCCATCTCTCATCAGGGAGATCAAGGCGAA